GATAGAGGTTTCAGTTGTGCGTTCAGACAGGCGTTAGCAGAAAGTCATTGTAATTTAATTCATGGTTATAGTTTAGGTTTCAGATTTGAATTTGAAGCATTTGAATTAGACGATAAGAATTGGGTTTACGATTTCGGAAACTGTGGCTGGATTAAACAATACCTAGAAGATAACTTCGATCATAAAATAGCTGTTGATAAAGCAGATCCTAATTTAAGCGATTTTGTAGCACTAGAAGAAAAAGGTCTTGCAAAAGTTATTCAAATGGATGGCGTTGGTTGTGAAAAATTTGCAGAACACGTTTACAATTACATATCACCAATTATCGATGAAGACACAGGAGGTCGTGTAAGACTTTCTAGTGTTGAAGTTTTTGAACACGGTAGTAATAGTGCAAAATTGGAAAGATAATGCGTGAAAAATTTTGGGAAGAACTAAACGAAGCTCGTAGCAAAAACGAAGTCAAACTTTGGAAAGAAATATTTCCTGAAGCAGACACTATTAACTTTGACACATTATTAGCTCATAACCAATGGCAATCTAGAATTACTAATCAGGATATTGTAATGGATCAATATTCAAGCAATCTTCCAAATGTTCAAAGTAATAGTAATGTTAAACCATTTTATACAGAATTCGTAACAAACTATAAGATAATTGATACAGAATCAAATATTAATTGTAGTTTCTTTTGGAGCTTTTCGGATCGTCACCATTCAATTTTTATGCATCGAGATCCTGAAACTGTTTTATTAATACAAGGGTGTGGGCAAGTAGCTTATGTATTATCAACAGAAGATGGTAGTAACAATAGAATAATTCATGTAAAAACTGGTGACGCATTATTGCTTCCAAAATTGACGCCTCATAAATCCATTCCAATGGAGCCAAGGGTTACATTAAGTATTGGAGCAATACCTTCTAAGCCAGCGTTGTAAGGAGAGGTGAGTGGCAAATTATGTTGTATGCTTAAAACATGGCGACAAATATAGTGCAGAATATGTTAATATTTTGCATAATATGGTTTCACGAAATTTAACTATACCTTTTAACTTTGCTGTCTTTACCGAAAATGCCGCAGGTATAAAACCTGGTATAGAAATCCATCCATTACCGCCAATTCCAGATGTTAAAGGTTGGTGGTACAAACCAATGTTCTTTAATCCTAAATTAGGAGTAAAAGGAACTATTCTTTATATTGATCTAGATGTAATTGTTTTTAAAAACATGGATAAGTTGTTTACTTATAATCCTGGTCAATTTTGTGTTATACGTGACTTTAATAGATGTGTACAATCAAATTGGGATCGAATGAATTCAAGTATTGTACGATTTGAAACAGGACAACATAGTCAAGTTTATGAACGCTTTATGCAAGATCCAAAATATCATGCGGCTAGATATCATGGAGACCAAGATTGGTTATATGCAAATGTTAAATCGGATTTTTGTTATTGGCCTGATGAATGGATCCAAAGCTATAAATGGGAAATGCGTGGTAAACCCGAAATGTCTAGAGTAACAGGAAAACGGAATTTTGCTACTCCAGGTACACCAAATATATTGCGTGAAACGTGTATTGCTGTATTTCATGGTGATCCAAATCCAAAAGACTCTATAGATCCATGGTGTGCTAATAATTGGTATTAAATTTGATTGACAACGTGACCAAAAAATGCTATAGTAATATAGTATGAAGAGGATGAAATTAAAAGATAATAAAAAATTTAGAATTTTTATTGGTATAATATTAATCATATTATTTGGCGTGGGAGCTTTTGGCTTTGGAACGTTTAAGCCAAATATATATATTATTGATAAAATAACAGAACGTGTTGAACTTGAACAATCTAAAATAGCAGTTAAACTAGGATTACACGAACCAGAATTTGTTTATACTGATCAACAAAGTTTTATTTTAGCTGTACGAAAATGCGTTAATTATATTAACTTTACAACCCCCCACAGTTTACGTATTCCATCTTTACTTATAGAAGCCCAAGCAGGGTTAGAATCAGGTTGGGGTACAAGCAGATTTGCAATTGAAGGGAATGCCTTATTTGGTGTTAGAACTTGGGATCCCAAACTTCCGCAAATAAAACCTAAAGACAATCCAAAAGCAGTATGGGGTGTTAAAGTATATAAAACAAAATGTCAATCAATCCAAGACTATGTTGACTTATTAAATAGTCATCCTGCATACAAAGATTTTAGAGAATTACGAGAAGAAATGGTTATAGCAGGGATATATAATTATGAGAAATTAATTGATACATTAACTTTATTTTCTACAAATCCAAATTATACTACATTGTTAAAAGCAACTGTAAACAAATTAAAGGTGATAACTGCAAACTAATATATGATAAAAAATATAATAATTCTTGTATTATTACTAATGGTACTATCAGAATGTGGGAGTAATGGAACACAAGCAAAACCTACATTAGGCGGAATTGGTAAAGTACTTGATTGTATGTTTAATCCAGATGACGAATGGTGCGTAGCAGAACGAGAGCGACAAAAAGAACACTTAAAATGAAAATTAATCGATCATATGGCATAGGAAGATTCATGACAAACGTTATGAGAATTGCTGGAACTTTATCCACAGATAAGATTAAACCCGTAGAATCAGTAGCAGAAACAGGCCTTAAACAGAGCAGATTAAGGGAAAAAACTCTAATACCACCTTTTTGTGACCCTAAGGGCAAGGGCAAAAACGTCAATATTACAACCTAAGACTACAAAACAACTAAATATATTACAGACTTATTAAACTAGGGGAGACTACCTATGTTCAAATGGCTTAGAGACATCTTTACAGGAAACATTCATAAAGAGCCAGAATGTTGCGATACCAAATTATCAGACCACGTTTCACACTGGTCTAATAAAACCTTCGCGGCTCCTACGGTGAAGACTGTAAAGAAGAAAGTGAAATCTCATACTAAAGCTCAACTTACTAAAATGACCAAGATACAATTGGAAGAGTTAGGAAGAGAGCATGGTATTGAGCTAGACCGTAGACTTGTTAAATCTAAGTTAATAAGTCAATTGCACAAAGCATTGTAAGGAGTAAATTATGTTTGAATGGATCAAAGGAAGAATAGAAGAACGCACATCATGGAACGGAATTATAATCGGTGGTGCGGCGTTAATTGTTATCCTAGGCATTATGCCGCTAACCAAAGTATTAATCTGGGGAGCACTTGCTTGGGGCGTTTACAATATTTGGAAATCCGAATAAACTTAAATTATCGATAGTTTGGTCGACATTATAATTTTGTAATGTCGATCATACTGTCAACCCGCAAATTTAATCTTTTTCGTTGTTCAACCCCTCGTTTTTGAGCGAATCTTTTAGGATCACACTTGGGGCATACGTGCGAATAATCGTCGCACAGTCTTTTAGGGTCTATACGACCTTTATCCCGTACAAATTCTTCACTACAATTATCACATTTAAAATAAACTAACGTCTTATTACGTTTATAAGGGTGGTGCTCGCCTTTTACGCCCTTACGCATAAAGTACTGTACAGTCTGTTCTGTCCTTATAAACATATAGCTATTTATAAATTACATTAGGATTTTAGACATATTGATAAATACAATTAACAAAGGAACTAATATGGCAATAGTAACATTGACAGAATCAGCAATAGACCAGATGAATTATATGCTGGCCGCTAAGAATAAACCAGTTGTACGCCTATCTATGAAGGGTGGCGGATGTGCAGGAATGCAATATGACTGGACTATGTCAGATGCTGTAGAAGATAAAGACGAAGTAATTAACTTGAAAAAAGGTAAATTTGCAATTGACTCATTAAGTCAAATGTACTTAATGGGTTCAACAATTAATTATAAAGAAGAATTATTTGGATCATTTTTTGATATCACTAATCCAGCAACAAAAAATAGTTGCGGATGTGGTGAATCCGTAGGATTTTAAACGATGGCTAAACAAAGTGTTAACATTGGTGTAGAAGGTAACGACGGTACTGGTGATAGTATAAGAGAGTCGTTTCGTAAAGCAAATGAAAACTTTACAGAACTTTATGCTGTCTTTGGACAAGGCGGACAAATATCTTTTAGATCATTAAGTGACGTTCCTGATCAACTAGGATCATACAAAGTTCCACAATCAAACGCCGCTGGCGACGAAATACTAATGAAAAGTATTGTTGGCGGACAAGGGATTACAGTTGATTCATTAGATTCAGAAGAAATTAAAATTAGTAATACTGGTACAATTATTAGTACAGATATTACTCCAAGTTTAGGTGGCCCATTAAATGCGGCTAACCAAGCTATTGCTAACCCAAATATTTCTTCAGCGGCCGTAACTGCTTTAAATGTAGCACACGGTACATCATTTACCTTAGACGATTTAGTTATTACACGAGGATATAGTGATAGTAGATATCTACGATCAGCAGGTGGGCCAGGAAGCTCAGGACAAATTAGAGCAAGAACAGAACCTGGAAGTGCTAATTCATATACATTTACTATTGAATCATTTTCCGCTGGTAATGTTGTTGCTACTGCACACGGATTTGAAGTAAGTTCAAATGGTATTGCATACAAATATAATTCAACAGGAAATGACGCTACAGGATTAGCTTCAGGAACAACATACTACTTAAGATTTGTTACAGTAGACCAAGTAAGTCTTCACCCATCAGAAGCTGAAGCACAAAATAATGATGATAGCACAAGAGTAAAAATTGTTGCATCAGGTGGAACCGGCACACAAACAATGTTTGATGCCGCATACGATAGTGTACTAGCTGGTAACTGGATTTCTTCAGAAGCACTTCCAAGAAAATCTGTTGTAAGACGCGACGGAGATTCGATGACTGGAGCATTATACTTACATGATCATCCAGGTGCTCATGCAGGTGCTACTCCACAATCGCCATATGCATATAACCTTATAACAATTAATAAAGAATATGTAGCTGACGAAGTAATGGGTTGGTTTGATGCAACTTATCCAGGCGCTCATGACGCCGTTCATGATGTATCAGCCGCAAACTTTACACCAGCAACAGGAGTACTAGAATTAACTATTGGGGCACACCAATATCAAATTGGTAATAAAATTTATATTGCTACAGATAGCTTAACATTTACTTGTGCTTTAGATAGTAATGCTACACAACATACCTATCCAAGAGCAGGTGGATCTGATCCAGCCTACAATGCACAAGTTACAATTCAAGCAGTAAGTTTAACAACAATTACTGTAAATGTTGGTACATCAAGTGACACATCAGTACATACATTTGTAAGTGCTACTGCTGGAGCGATAACAAATAGTCAAGGCGACCGTCATACAAAATGTGAAAGAGATACAAAATTTAATATTGATGCAATTGCACACGATATAAAATTTGGTGGCAATTCAGAATCAATTAGAGTAGCTAAACTTTATTGGGATGGTGCTAGTTCACAACTAGGCGAAGGTGAAACAGTTTATGCTGTAGCAATTAATAATAAATTACGAGATATTTTTAAAGACTTTATTTTAACGAATACTGCATATTCAAGTGTTCAAACAATTACTTCACAAAAAACAATTGCAAATGATGGTGAAACAGGATCAGGCGACAGGGTAACAGAACTAGTTGCTATTATAAATGGTATTGTACAAACAGGACCATCTGCGGCACCAACACTTATACCTGCTTCTAATCCAGATGTATTACAATCAGCATCAAAATATTATGTTGATAATTCCGCACACGCATCACAACAGAATTTATATGTTAGTTCAGATGGTGACGATACTATGCGAGGTGTACCAGTTGGCAGTGAAGGTCGGGCACAAAACTATGCATACAAATCTTTACACGCGGCGGCACTTAAAGCTGAAGAAATAATTGATACAGCACCAATTGGAATTGGGCCTTATATACAAGACATTACTTATAATGCTGGAAATAATATATCAACAGTAGCAACATCTGGTGTAAAAACTAGTAGTGGTTACGAAGAAATAAAAATATTAACAGATGCAAATAGAAACTTTATTATTGCAGAAACTGTTGCTTATATTAACGACACATATCCAGAACACGTATACTTAAGAGACTTATGTGAAAGAGATATGGGTTATACCCTAGACGGAATTGTTTTAGATTTACTAGATGGTATAACAGCTAACTATCATGCTATTAACACTGGTTACAGATTTTATAGTAGTGTAAGTGGACAAAGAGCAAGACAGACACAATCTGTACAAACTCTTGCGGCAAACCAGTTTGCTAAAAATTTACATAACAAAGTTATTACAAACACAGCTGAAACAACTTTATATCAAAGCACGTACACACAGGTTATTGATGTAGGTCAAGTTGTTAACTCTGCAGGACAAGTATCAGTAGGTGCAAAATGGGATATCATTATAGCACTTATTACAGGTCCTGATTATAAAGACGCACCACAACTTGTTGAAGGTAGTACTTGGGAAATTACTATTACAAACGGTGGACAAGGATATACTGATCAAGCTAACCCACTAAACAACGATCTTATTCCAGGTAAAATTATAAGAGGTAAAACCTCCGGAACAATTGGGCGAATTGTAAAATATACAGACGGTGCAGAAGTTGATACAATTGAATTAGAATTATTAGAACCAAAAGGTTTTGAAATAGCTGAAGCATTAGAATTTGGTTATAAAGTTAGCGATCCAGAAATTACAATTCATATAGAAAGTGGAACATACTGGGAACATTTTCCAATTAAAGTTAGCAACAATGTTTCAATTAAAGGTGATGAATTTAGACGTTGTATTATTAAACCTAAACCAGGCGTATCTGAAAGTGCGTGGAAACAATTACACTTTTATAGAGACCCTGTATTTGATGATATTGCAGTACAAACTGAATTAAATCCTAATGCAACTGAGTTAATAAGATTAAACAAAGAATATATTAAAGACGAAGTTATTGCATGGTTTAACGCAACTTACCCAGGTTTTCACACATCAAGCGATAATCAAAAATGTGAAAGAGACATGGGCTATGTCCTTGATGGAATACTATTTGATATAAAATGGGGTGGTAATTCAAAGACTCACTTTAATGCTGACAAATACTTTGACGAAAATACTACAATAGTTCCAGGGGCACAAGTTCAAACTGCGGCCGCATACGCTAAGATGAAAGAAATTCTTGGGTTTGTTTTAACTAATGCAACTTGGACATCAGCACAATCAGTTACAACACAAGTATTAGATTCAACACAAGGTGAAGCAGTAGCTCAAACTAAAGTTAATACGTTAATAGATTTCTTAAAAGATGTTATTGAAAATGGTCTTACTGGATTGCCAGACTATGATGATCCAAGTTATGGTTACCATTACTTAACTGATAAAACAGATAAAGATAGTACAGCAAAAGAAAATGAAGAAATGGATGTCTTCTTATTAAATGATGCTACTATTTTAAGAAATATAACTTGTGAAGGACACGGTGGATTTATGGGTGTTCTTGATCCAGATGGTGCAATTTTAACTAAATCACCTTATGGTCAAACTAACTCAAGTTTTTCAAAAAGTATAAACAAAAAAGCATTTAGGGGTGGACTATATATTGACGGATTTGCTGGAAACATTACTACAGTAGTTAACAGCAAAGACGACAACTTTACACTAAACGTACAAAGTTTAGTTGGACAAGGTTTACGATTAAAGAAACCACAAGTACCATGTCCTTTTTACATCGACGGTATTAGATATCAAGTTGATGCTGTTACACAATATGATAAAGAGGCAGGTACAGCAAAACTTCTTTTAAATCCAACATCGGGTATTAGTAACGGCGGGTTTACACAACCAATGCCAACTGATATTATTTTACAAACTTCTGGTAACAGAAGTATGTTGGCTAATGACTTTGTACAACTTAACGATTTAGGTTATGGTACCATTTGTAATAATGGTGCAATGGCAGAACTTGTTTCACAATTTACATATTATACAGAAGCGGCCTACTATGCTAATAACGGCGGTGATATTAGATCATTAAACGGTTCTAACTCGTATGGTACATACGGACTTGTAGCATCGGGATCAGATCCAAATGAACAACCAGATTTAATTACTACAACTGATAACTTTGTACAAACTGCTAGAATCTATGATGACGGTTCTACATACGATCATCCACTTGATAGTTTAAAGATTTTTGTTCGTGATGTTGAATATCTTCCACACGCAAAAAGTGAAATTGAAATTGATCACGGTGGATCGATTGGTAGAGCACGATATGAAGTTTCAACTGTACAAGCAACACCAATTTTAGGTGTACAAACTGAAATTACAGCGGTAGCAAATGGTCGAGCAATAGATGACTTAATTCAAATAAGAAATATTTTAACAACTTGTTCATTAGGTACTAAAACATATCCACACGTTACACCTTCAACAACTGTTACAGTTTTAGCATCAGGGCTAACAGCAGATGCATTTGAAATTGACATAGGTACAAGTGCTATTGTACATACTTACGTTAGTGGCGGTGTTGTTAGTGGTCCAAGTAGAGTAAACATTACAAATTTTGTTTATGATAATGTTTCAGGTATTGCTACAGTTACTTGTGATTCAGCACACGGACTTGTGGCGGCTAATACTTGTGATTTGTTTAGTATTAAAATATCTTGTGTTCATGGTGTTAAGATTTATCCACAACCAACAGACGCAGGAATATATAGCGTAACTACAAAACCAGATGCTGATAGATTAGGTTTCTTTTTACCACCTAGTGCAGTTGAACAGACTTATGTTAGTGGTGGTACAAGTGAATTAGTTGCATTAACAAGCGTTGGTGGTAGTTTTGGTATTACAGGTTTTGTTTACGATAATACAACTGGATTAATTACAGTTACTACAGCATCAGCACACGGATACGGTAAACTTGACTTTGTTAAAATTGGCAACGTTACAATGAGTTGTCAGTTTGGAACAAAATTATATCCAGACTCAGACACATCTTCAGGCGTATTCCAAATTTATGATGTTCCTACTACAGATACATTTATAATTCCAACTTATAAAAGCGGAATAGTACATACTTACGTTAGTGGTGGAGATTCACAAAAGGTTACAATTGGTACAAGTGCTACAGCAAGTATAACTGACTTTACATTTAAAAATTCAGTTAGAGATGAAGCTGTTTATCAATTAAATCTTGCTACAACAGGACAAGACAATACTACAAAATCAGGATTGCTTGACACACTAGCACATGACCAGAAAGTTATTATTAGAAATAACTTAAACTTTAGAGTTAGTGGTGTTGACACAACTATTACTAGACCAAGTACAGCAATTACATTTGACGAAGATGTTGATACAACATATAGAACAATTAACTATGGTGTAACAGATAGTATTGGTGGGGCATTACCTGCCGTTGATAGAATTGTTACATTTGATAGTACATACCAATATATTAAATTAATTGTTGATAACGGAAATGCGGCACTTACTACATTTGCTGGCGCTGGTACTACAATGGGTGGCACAGCTGGTGACGTTGTTATAGCTGTTGGTATAGTTACTAGTCAGAAACAAATAGATAGAATAAATGCAGGAGATATGATTTTTGCTTGGGATGGTAAAACTCATATTATTAACAGTTACATTGAAAGAACTGGATATGCTACTATTCAAATATCAGATCTTCAAGACTCAGATCTTAACTTACCATTAACATCAGCTGGACTTGTTAGTACAGTTATAAATGCAGTAACAATTGTTACTCTTAGATGTGGACTACAAAAAACTGAAGGTGGACATATTACTATTAATATTTCTACTTGTAGAGCAACAGGACACGATTTCTTAGACATTGGTACAGGTGGATTTAATACTACAAACTTCCCGAATGTAACATTAGGTGCTCCGGCACAATCTGCAGATCAAGAAAAAGAAGTTGACGAACGAGATAAAGGTAGAGTATTCTATGTAAGTACAGACCAAGACGGTTTCTTTAGAGTAGGTAGATTCTTTACAGTTGATCAAGGTACAGGAACAGTTACGTTCTCGGCAAGTATTGCTTTAAGTAACTTAGATGGCTTAGGATTTAAACGTGGCGTTGTAGCTAGTGAATTTAGTGCAGACGACGGCATGACTGATAATGCTAGTGACTCAGTACCAACTGAATCAGCAGTAAGAGGTTATGTAAACAGACGTTTAGGATTTAATCATGCTGGTGTTGGCATAGGGACTCAAATAGGTCCTGGTGTATTAGCTAGAAGTGGTATATTAGCATTTACTGGCGATCAAAATGCAGGTGGAACATTTACAGTTACTAACTTAAGAGATCCATCCGATAATCAAGATGCGGCAACTAAGAGTTATGTTGACGGCTTAATTGCGGCAGGTGATACAATTCCAGAATTACTTGATGTTGAAACTAATACAATTGCCGCGAACCAATTACTTGTAACAACAGGAAAATATAGAATTTATACAGCACCGGCGGCTGGTGGTAACTTCCAAGTTAATGATACTATTACTGGTAGTGGTACTAGTGCAACTGGTACGGTACTTGATGTTGAAAACGTTTCAATTAATGGTATAGCACATAATTTACTAACATATACTAAAACTTCAACACCAAACTTCAGTATAGCTGATGTTGCCGATACAGGTGGCGGTGTTACTGCTCAAGTAAAACAAGGTCCATATGATGAGTATGCACTTGCAGTAGAAGATGCGGCTACTGATGTTACAGTTAATGTTGAAAGAACACTAACTGGTGCAACTATAGACTTTAGATTAGTTGCTGATAGAATTGTAAATGCAGATGTTAAATCCGATGCCGATATAGCACAAAGTAAATTAGACTTAAATGCGGCAACTACACGAGTAGATGCTACAGGAATTACACAAGCAGATTTAGGTGTTGCTAGTTTTGATAGTGATAGCTTTACAGCAACTGACGGTTGGGTAGAACTAACCACTGCTGGTCTTAATTTTAATAAAATAATTAATCTTGCTGACAAGGTAGCATTAGGTTATCATGATGTTAGTTACGAACCATATGGTGCAACGCCAGGAACAGGACCAGCTGGTCCTATTAAAGAAGTTGCTTACTCAGA